TGAGTAATCTTGACAGTATCTTTCATGGTAGCGATATTTAAAAATTGTGGGATTCGAAATTTACTCCAGCTGACATCAGGCTCACCGGCAAAATAGGCCACTGGAGTAAGGCCGGTAAATATTTCCCACAACTCTTGATCAGTCTTAAAAGATTTCCAAGCATTAAGAACACGCTGGTCAGAAGAACCACGAGTTTGAACACGGAGACTGTCAAGGAGATCCATAAAATAGGAGCGACAAGGCTCGCAAGCGAAGGTTTCTAATCGAAGACCATTAGCCCGCTCAATAGTACTGGATATGCCGTACTGTATATTCAAATTGAAAATGCGAATGCTTTCACGAGAACGTGTGCAATCACCAATAGGAAGATACATATACTGCGTATGACCAAAAGAGACGGGAATTCTGGTGTTTATGAAACCATGAGAAAGAAATTCGCACTCATAGTTATAACGAAACTCCTTGCAAGGTGTGTGGTATTCCATACCAATTTTCCAAGCATTGGCGGATATAGACTCAAAATTGAAAAGATGCTGCACGGACGGGCAAATGGAGGGATTAACGTCATCGCCAGTAATGCACAAAACGACATGCCTAGAAAAAGACTCGTACGTGTGATATTCAGGTGGCATAATGATGAGCCACAAAGCAACAATATCCATATAGTTCTTCAAAGTATTGTCAGGAGAAGTGCACTTTTGGCCACTAGGATTTCCAGTGGATCGAGCGTAAACATTACCATCAACATCAACAAGTGGGGCATGCGAGAGCTCCCAATAGAGGTTTTGAAACCTTTTGACATTGGCTTGGGTGCGCTCTTCAGGAACCAAACACTCTATACGGAAGGAACAAATAAGTTGCATAAGAAACTCGCAGAAACGACCATCGAATTTCTTCCCATCGAGTTCAAGGGTGGACTTCGCGTTGCCAAAACGCATCATCTTTTGATTAAGTTTGTGCCACCCACCGTTCTGTGGTGACATACCGTAACAACTGCTCGTGGTCATACTAGCATTGAGAAGACCTTCGTCTTGCTGTGCGGTGAGCATACCATGAGCCATAACGTGATTGACGTCCATAACAATGATAGTACGTCCATCATTGTTTACAAGTTTGGTGAGTGGCCGCATCTCTTCTTTGATAACACATGAACAAAGTGAGTGTACGGGGTCGTCGGTGGCCAAACGATTCCAATAGTGGGGGAAGAAATACTCACCACATTTGGAATCCCAGTATTCGCCTTTGGTTGTGAAATTACCACAGGTCCAAGGTATACCGGGGGATTTGGTATGATCTAAAAACGACTCTACGCTTTCACGGGAAGCAACTCGGGAATTCCCCATGGACGGGAAGAACTCCTTCATGAGAAAGGCCTTGGCCTTTATATAAATTTCACAAATTTCTGGGGAGAGTGGATTTGGTGCACGGTCGTACCTGCGGATGGCAGAATCAGCGACTTTCCAAGTATGGGGTGTTACACCATACTTAGCAGGGGGGGGATCCTTTCCAAGCAGATACCTCTCAACATAGGGATCAACGTACACATTATTCCGATCTTTAAATTGTCTGATTATTCGCCCAATGTAAGGCAAGTAGACACCTTTGTCTCGATCAGAACCACCCCCGCCAACCTGGCCAACCGTGATCTCATCAGAGAACTCAGTTATTGTATACAGGCAAGTGGGGTAGGAAGACAGAATAGCCGGCAATATCGCCTTCCCTAGCAGTTTAAAGGCAATGGCATGGGACCACGATTGTTCAAACCCGCTAGGTATTTCGGAAAGTACTCGTCATCCTGGAGATAATTATACTCAGGGGAACTTATATCTTCGAATTTCCTGTTGGTTTGATCACGAAGGATCTCAGCGAAAGCATTGCTGCAAGGGAAGAAAAGATTATCAACGGCTTGATTAACATTACCAACACCATGGTAGCCGACACAGGCTCCATCGACCATAGAGATATAAACGCCTCCACAACTACCGGCAACAGATGTGCCATCATAGGTAGCCATAGTGGTAACAACGTCTTCTCCGACGTTGGTGAGGCCGGTAACAGAGCCGACGGAACATTTTGGGCCATTTTGTTCTTTCCAAAACAGAACAACAATCTCACCAACAACAGGTGCCCTATGGTTAACAGGAACGCTAGGGGGAGTGACAACGCCGGCAATAGGCATAGCTACCATATCGGGGATACCTTTAAGGACAAAGGCTTTTGGGACAAGGGGAATCCATTTCCCATCTACATTAACCTCAACCGCGGAATGCCCCGCGACTATATGGCGCGGAACAATAAACATATTGGCAGAGACAGTAGCATTCGCCATAGCAACATTACCA